TTCTACATGAAGGTAATTGATAACAATGTAGTTCTGCGCGTGTATAAGTGCGAAAATTGTAAATCTGCTATTTGCTCTGTTTGCGGCGAAGGGGTTGTGTATAAAAAAGGTGTATGCCAAGATTGTTACGAATACGAGGCGCATAAATGAAACATTATTTTATGACCTTGCCAGAAGGAGTATTATGAAAATCACAGATGAAATGCTGCCGTTTATCGAGCAGGCGATGGACGAAGCCATAACGAAGGCTTATCCCAAAACTGGCGTTACCGCCAGCCTGCGAGCTGAGGTAACTATGGCAACTCTCAAAGGGCTTGAGCAGCAAAAAGAAAGCCTTTTATCTCGCGCTCTGTTTTTCGCATCGAAGGCGGCTAACACCGCCAACAGGAAAATGCAAAAGGTGCGAAAAAGCCGTCCAACAAGGCGTGTACCTGACGCGGCTACGCCGTCCGCTTGAATTATGTCCTATTCACGATATACACTACGTTGGCACGTGTCCAATCTGTGACACGCCCCGCCAGTAACGCAATACCGTTATCTAATACAAATCACTTCCAAATGCGCCGGAAATGTCAAACATTCCGGCGTTTTTGTTGCCTGTGGGGTTGAGATATAAGTAGGGACTTTTGTCACAGTCGGGGGAACTATAACCGGCGTAGAGGTTGTAGAAACGTAAGCAGGAAACACATTATTACTGATTACAATGTCTCTGTTTTGGGGATACATAGCGATAAGAATCGGCGTCGCGTTTTTCCAAACCTGCGCCAATGTGTTACCTGTAATCGTCGCACTTTTCAATCCGCCCGCGCTGAATTGCTCATAAAGTCGAATCCCTTTGCATCCGGTAGCATAGTTATTCTGGATTGTGATATTAGAAAGCTGCGCCCCCCATCCTGAGTAATTCTCCTCACCTAGTAGGAATGAATTAGCAGGTTTCCCGCTTCGGTAATAGATAGGGGAGGCACATAAAGCCGTGGAGTTTTGTACCTTCACTTCTACAGAATTATCGATATAAAAATTCACGCTGAAATTATCCTCTGCAATCACGTTATCAATAACTACGTTTCTTCCTCTGGTAATCGCCACCCCCTCCCCGCAGTTACGGGATACTCTACCATTTCTAATTACGATGTTTTCCCCGCCGACTGCAACTTTTACACCGCTGCCCCATTGAGCGTTTCCACATCCCGTACTGGTTCGGTTTTCGTTCACCCCCTCCGAAACCTCGAAGCCGTCTACCGTGACGTATTTACCAGTTATCAGGATTCCATGTGACTGTGACCCTCTGACGTAGACGTTAGACACATCCACATAAGAGCCTGAAATAGTTACGCTTTTATATTGGACGTTTTGTAGGTCAATAACTAGGTGATTTTCCGGCGTGCCGGATTGAGTAATTGAGACATTGCCACCGTTAACTGTAAACAGTAATGCCGCCGCGAGTGCTACCGCTGAAATTGTGATTAGTTTTTTATTCATGTTATCCTTGTGCTGCCAGTAAATATAAAATGCTCGCTCCCGTTAATGTCGCTGCCGTGTAATATACTTTCACGGCTATGTAATCAAGCCCCACAGGTTGACCAGTTGAGGATTTTCCTTCAACCTTTAAGACAAACGTTCCATTAGCGAATTCCGAATCTGTCCAGCTGCGCCCCCATGTATCAGTCGCCCCGCCGTATGTTCTGGTTGTGTCTGTTGTGCCTATTACAGTATCGCTTTTTGTTGCTGTGTAGTTTGTGCCATTATTGTATGATAACGATAATTGTATCGTTGCCGTAGCTGCACCGGAATTCATCGCAAATTCTGCTTGTGCTTCAATTCCGTTTATGGTCGCCCCTGACGGAATACCAAAAGAAAAATTATTCGTTGTTCCTGTTACAAAAATTGTACTTGATGCGGTGGCATCTGTATTATCGCTGGTGTTTATATTCGCCGTTGTAAATCCTGTCCACGTTCCTGCAGAGACAATATTTCCCGATGTTTTGAATCCAGTATCAGCCATTATAGATTTTGTCCCACAATAAACCCGTCATAGGTATTTGTACCAGTGCGGATAAATGCAAATACGTCCCGCTTATTAAGTGTTGCTGTAAACGTTGGAATTGTTCCGTTTGCCCATCGCACAGTGGAGAACCACGAAGCGATGGTACTTAATGTAGTACTCCCCTGTGTTACGGCTACTACAAAAATCTGGTTGTTTGTAGCGTTTGATATTGCAAACGTGATAGCCGTACCAGAATTATTACCCTGTACAAAGTGCATATTAGACGAGGCGCAATCAATGGTGACAGTTTGAGACCCAGACGCAGGGGAGTAAGTGGAAGCGGTTGGGTCGCTGCCATTGATTACCGGCTTTGTAAGTGTTTTGTGTGTTAGCGTATCTGTAGAGGACACAGTAGGAATTACAACGCCCTCCACCTGTATCACGCCTGCCGCATTTCTTGAAATAGTTGTATCTGTTGCGTGTCCAAGTTCAATAGCCGTAAATTGTGGACTATCGCCTGTACTGAGTGCTAATAACGTTTTCACCTGTGATGCTGTAAGAGCCGTAATACTTCCGCCTGTAATCCTTCCAACAATTGACTGTTCACTTACTGTAAGAGCAGTCGGGGTATTGTCCGTAGTAGCGTAAAGTATAGTATTAGCATCATATAGTGATTTTGCCACATACGCGGACAAGTCCGCACTAGCAAGTGGGCCGGTTACTGTTCCTGTGTCATCTATGATGTAGAGGCCGCCGCTTTTGAAATATAGAATCCAGTCACCAGTTGAGGGTGTGGTAGGGTCTGCCGCTTCTTCATGTGCCGTAAGTTTAGCCATATACTAATTTCCTCTCGTTTCGTCTATTTCCTACCAAAGCAAAAAAATGATTAGTAGGAGTTTTGTAAGTTACTGTGATAATCGGCCTATATGCCGACGTTGTAGATTCTTTGGAGTGATAGATTATTTCGTCGTTATTTTCCGTAGCTACGAAAAGTACAATCCCGTTATTTGTGTATGTCCCGTCATTGAACTTTTGCAATTCTGCCGCATCTAAAGTCATTGAAACAAAGCCGGGGCTGTCAATCGTAGGGCTTGCGGGCTGAGTTGTACTTCCCAAAACTACCGCCCCGTCGTAGTCCGTTGTAGAGTTTCCGCATCCCGCCGTTCCCCAATTGTTACCCGTAGAATATACGTTCCATGTCGCTTGTGTCATGGTTACGCTTCTTAGAACTCTATGAGCGTATAAGGTTCGGGCGTTGTCTGAAAAATCAATCATTGGTGTTAGTTTTAGGGTAGCCGCTGTTATGATGTATCCAGAAACCGGCGAAAAATCGGGCTGTATAATCGCCCTGATAATGCGGGCGGTTGCGTTACTTTCACCAACACCAATGGATATATTACTTTCATAATTCGTAGTGGCCGCATCCGATACCATTTGAGTATCAGTTACAGATAAATCAACAGTCGGCATTATGCCACCCCCGAAGCAACACATCTGAATTTTGAAGTAGCCGCGTTATACCTGAATAAAACTTCCAACGTCGCCGCCCCTGTGATTCCTGTCGGTAGCGTTTCCATCCCACTTTCAAACGATGACCCAAAAGAAATTGTGATTGTCCCTGTACTTGTGATAATCAAATATAGCAACTGGTTACGAGTTGGCGAGCCTGTCACAGTTACCGAAGTTATATTTACTGCCTGCGCTGTTAGTTCGTAGCTGTCGTATAAATCCACGTTTATCGACGGGGTAGCGGTGGAGGTTGTGCTTCCAGCCCGGTCTATACTATCGTTGCCCTGAATTACTACTAGGTCGGAATCCCCGGCAAGGGTAATATTGTACGCCCCTGCATTTATGTATCCCGCCGTCACAACCGCTTCGCCGTCGGCTAGGGATAAATCGGCGGTAAGGTTTCTTTGAAAATTTGGGATACTTGTGTGAGTATGCGGAACTCCCGCTATGTTATAAGTTCCAGCCGCCAAATCAATATCACCGTCATTTGTAATGGTTGCGGCTTTTGTGAGTGTTGTACTGCTATTTGGCGTTGTGTAAAATTCAATTCGAGAGCCATGTGCGGTGTTGCTTTGGTTCTCGTTTGCCAAAAAACGGATTTCCATATTGGAGGCCGGGTAAGTGCTACCGTCATGCGCGGACGCTCTGACTCGGAACTCTACGTCATCCGCCTGCGCTGCCGTTGGGCTTGCTTTTGTGCCTCTCGCAAATATACCCCGGACAAAAGACGCAAACGTACTGCCCCACGTCGTAAGATAATGACCAACTGATACCCCTTCGTAAGCCTGCCCGAAGCCGCCGTTGGAATTTGCCGGAACTCCTACACCTAATTCTAAGCGGTCGTTTGTAGCGTCATAAGTTAGATTGCTGTCTGTGGTTGCTGTACCTGTACCACTAATCAAAACTCTATCCGCTGTATAAGTGGGAGTTGATATTCCGAGAGCCGTACTAAGAGCCGATAAAGTCACATCTTCGGGATCGCCTGTCCCCGTTGATAGTCTTGCCTTTACCGTTCCCTCTGCCATGTTATCCAGTTTGGCATTAGTTACGGCGTTTAATGCTATCGTGGTCGCCCCGTCCCCGACGCTGGTTACATCGCCTGTATGGTTAGGGTGAGTATATCCAGAGGTATCAGCCCCGCCGCCTGTCTCTAAATACTGTACGAGATTTTCAAGGCTTGTAATATAAGCCCCGACGTATTTTATAGGCTTCCCGCCTGCATGAGTAAACACACCGCCCGCGCCAATATTCCCGCGATAAGTAGTGAGAGCATAACAAGCACCGTCCAATCCTTCACCTAAATTTGTCCATGCTCCCGCATTCCAGAGGGCTATGTAATTTGCCGCTGTTGCATCCGCTCCAACGGTTGTAAATGCTCCCCCTACGATTAAATCAACTCCATTGTTTACCGTGAGAGAATAGACCGAAGCCCCAACGCCTGCCCCGTCAATTGCGGAAAATGTCTCGCCTACAATATCCCAAACTACAATATTATTAGCACCTGTAACTCCGCCCGCATCTGTAAACGTACCGCCGATATAAAGATTATCACCTATCACCGCCATTGCATAAGCCTGCGCGGTAAAAATACCCGTTCCCATCGCGTGCCAGTCTGCCGTACCAGTATCCCAATATGCAACACTGTCGCTCGGAATTTCCAAATTTTCAGCACCTACAAAAACCTGAGTCCCGGACAACGCAATACATCTTACAGTAATCAGGAATGCCGTACCGTTAGACAATCCATTCATGGCCGCCCATGTATCCGTTGATTCGTTCCAAACTGCGATACCAGTAGAGGCGGTCGCTGATAAGCCGACGGTAGAAAAACCGCCGCCGACATAAACAAGGCTATTTGTAGAGTCAATGGTTATCGCCCGGACTGTATTATTTACCCCGGTATCCATGTCTGAAAATGTCCCGCCGCCCTCGTCGTATTTACAAACATAATTAACCGCTGTTCCGTCTGCGTCTGTGAAGTCACCACCAAAGTATATATCTGTACCATTGCAGGCAATGGCATAAACAGGAAAGTTGAATCCAGAGCCAAGAGCCGACCATCCGCCAGTATTTATATCGTAGACTGCCGCATTTCCAACGCTGGTATTTCCAATTTTGGTAAAGTCGCCCCCTACGTATAATTTACCAGCGGCACTAACGGCCATAGCATAAACGGCAGTACCCACGGTAGCAAGGGAGGACAGTTTACCAATAGCCGCCCAGAATGGCATGGTAACTTGTTGCCCGTCATTTGACCTTCGCCATTGCTCAAATAATTTGCGGATGTCGTTTGATTGCTTTATGTCGTTTTCGATAATGGATGAATTTAGTCCGACCGTTACTTCTGCATACTCACTATTCCGCCAGTCAAGCCGGATAGACTTGATACGGTAAGAGACTTCAACCCCGGAAGAGTCTAATGTAATCCAATCCCCCAAATCATAATCAAGAAATACACGCGGCCCCTGCCCGTCATAGAGTTTCACATAAACCTCTGACTTCGGGTCTTTGTAAAAGTCTATTTTTGCGTTTCCGTATGTATTGGCGTTGCCTGAGTTTTGCGCGTCTATGGCGTCCAAAAGAAACTCGCGGCGGCGGCGTGCTGTGATACTCGCATTATTTTTTACGTAGGTGTACCCGTCTTTATATTTCACGCTTAGAGCATTCTTAATCTCGTTTCCCGCTTCCGTGCTTGAAACATCCACGCAATTGACACCGCGTCTAAAATACACAGTGGAAGATTTATCACTCCCGCGCCCGTCACGATAGGCGGAGAGGGTAAACGTCCCGTCAGTTTCAATCGTGACGTTGAAATCAATACCCATTTCTGCAATCTCTCTTACTACGTCAAGATAGGACTTCCCAACGCTAAATTGCATTTCCTCGTTGTCTGTCCACGTGTTACCAAATGAATCAGTGGTAGACGTGAAGTCATAAGTCAAAGAGGATAACGCGCCTCTTGCCTGCGCTTCGTCAATTAAGTTAATAAGGATTGCGGCTTTTGTTCCGTTAAAGTCTCTGGTAGTGGCTGGCGTTCCATCGTTCCACACAATAGCGTCATCCAACAAAGCCAAAGCCCCACGCCCTGAAATAGACGTCCACAACTCTCCGCCCTCTCCGCTGCCCGCTAAACCTTTATTGATATTCTCAACAAAGAATCCCGCACGCAAAGCCCCTCTATATTGTGCATGTGTAAATTGCCCGGATGTAATCAAGTACCCCACATCAGACAGGGAAGGAACTTTTAGAGACCCGCTGCCGGGTTCGTTCAATTCAAGATATATCGTCTGGTCTGCCGCTGGCAGTATTGATACTCTTGTTGTAAGGTCGCTGTTATATAGCTGAAATTCTGAAGGGTCTGTGTCTGTCATTTATCCTCTATAAATAGGGAGGGTCAAACTCTATTTGTACTTCTCCAGTGGTCGCCGTTGAATCGGTTATCGTGATTGTGTTTAGACCGACATCCAAAACCATGTAAGCGGCAGAACCGTTATGTGATAAGTTGCCAATAACATTGGTTATGCCGTTCTCTGTGGCTGTGTATTCTCCCCATGAGTTTGTTGTAATTACTACAACGTCACCGCCTGAAATCGTCCCTGTGTAGGTCATTGATACTCCGTTAGCGTTTGAAAGTACCGTATTTTGTAACGGCCCGGTCAAAGTAATTACGGGGTTTCTTTCCTCTACTGTTCCTGTATTTGTAACTAACAAAGTTTTCGGTGATGTGTTTACCGTGACTGATTCGTTTACAGTTGCATCGCCTCTCCAAAACGGGCGGGATAACGTGAAGTCTAAAACAACCCGCGCAATCAATGCAGAGTTTCTTTCAGTTTGAAAAGTTGCATCAACCGAAGCGTTGGCGGTTCTTACGTCGCCATTCTCCATTGTCATCTGTAAGACTTTTTCAGCGCGTGGGGATACAAGAGCCTTTATAGTATCTAAAGTTTCCTCTAGGTCTTGCGCCGTTGTCCCTTGTATTACCAGCCCAAGAGTGATATGCCTTTCGTCATAATACTTTGCGCTAAACGCCGTCCCGTGCTGAAATGGGATAGTCTGATTGCTCCCCCGGCGTTGTGGGGTGTCCAAATAGTTTACTTTTGTTACCTTTCCGAGAGTTGAAAGGTCTGTACCGTTATATGTAAATGATGTCATACCGGCATCCCTAAATAACTTAGTTTCTTCATCTGCCGCATAATAGAGGCTTCCGAGGTTTCCTGTTTTGGATTAGTTACATTGATCGTGATGTTATTTCCCATTTTCTTATCAGCGTTTGGCACGAATGTACCGTCAGTTTTAGGGATAAACATTTCAGGCTGTGCGCCCCTGCCTATCATGTAGGGAACACCGGCAACACCCGGCCCGCCTGTATCGCGTGAATGGATTACATTTTCTCCGCTTGACGAACTGCTGGAACTTGCCCCACTCATGCTGTTAGTTGCTGCGCTTGCGTCCCATGCCGCTTTTGCCATTGCAATATAACTTTGAGTGGCAGAGTCTACCGCCTGCGCTACTCCTCCGAGGGCGGCCACTGATTGAGCAGAGCCGTCTACTATCGCCGTAGTCGTTTCACCAGCGGCGGCGGCTTTTTCGTTTTCAAGGCGCAATAGTTCCGCGTCTTGGTCTGCTTTCTCGCGCTGTACGTCCTCTTGCATAGCAATACCATCTGCTAGAGTGTTTGCAGTATCCATCATCTGATTGGCTTGGTCTGCCTCTGCTTGTGTTCTTATGCCCATCGTTACCGCTAATTGCTGGGTGGCTTTGAACTCTGCATCTGTGAGGCCGTCCACCGATACTTTAGCCATTACCATGTCATAAATCATCTTGTTTGTTGATTCATGCCATGTAGCCTCCAGCTTTTGCACTTCGGCTTGTTGTGTGTGTAGGGCTTCGGTGGCCTTGTCTACCTCCTCGCTGCCTTTTCCGTGCTCGTATAAAGCCGTAAAATAATCCTGCTGCGCTGCCGTCAAATCTTCGAGGGCTTTTTTATGATCCTCGTCATATCCCTTTTGAAAATCCGCGTAAGACTGTATAAAAGACTCGGCGTCTTGGTTCGCCTGTGAGACTTGCTTTAGCATGTCTTTATAATCTGACAGATTCTTTTCGGCTTCCTTGATTGCATCCTTATTATCTGCTAGTGCGCCGGAGTTATCACCTAAAGCCCCTGAGAAATCCTGAGTAGAGGAGGCGGCATCTTTTGAGTTATCATCAAAAAGATGTAAGACCGGGTTCATGTCCTTTAGCGTCTGCCAGACCGCATCTAAAAACCTTCCGGCGGTTTCGTTCTTTTGCGTAAAATCTTCAATACCAGAGGCGGCATTTTTTACAAAGTCCTCTGTGTCTACTAAGATGGTATTCAGGTTTTCGAGTGCGTTTGTAACTGGCTCAATCGCCACGTCACCTAAAGCAACTGATAAACCCGTCCAACTATCTGACAGGTCATCTAGTTTGGCTTGATATTTATCTGATTTCTCAATCCCTTTTTCGGTCATTATGAGATTTTCAGATACCGCCTTAGACGCTTTGCGAATACCATCGCCGCCCTTTTCCATGAGTTTTCCCATTTCAAGGCCGGACTTTCCGAACTTATCAAGAAGGAACTTTGTACGTTCCACCCCCGGCGCAAGGGATAAATACTGGTCTGATAATTTTGCAAGTCCTTCAATATTCGGAGTGATACCGTCTTTCTGCGCCATTTTCATGGCTACGTTGAGGGAGTCGTAACTTATTCTCACATCGTCGGCAACTTGAATCAGGCGGCTTGTTTCCTCTGCCGACGCACCAAGAGAGCGGGACATATTCTTTACCTGTTCCGCATAATTTACAAACTCTTGCCCCGTAGCCTGCCAAACTTGCCCCGCTATCCGCGCCGCATCTGCCGCTATCATGTAGGCAGAGCGTAAATCGGTAATGGATATAGACGCGGCTTTAGAAGTCTGCGAATTTTTTGCCTGTGCCGCCGCCGCTTGTTCCGCTTCTTTTTGTAATTTATCTTGCGCCGCTGCCGCCTGTGCTGTTGCTTTTGCCTGTGCCGCCGCTTGTTTGTTTGCTTCTTGTACCGCTTTGTTATAAGCAGATTGAGACACTCCCGCTTCTTTTAGTTTTGCGGAAAGTGTATCCATTTCAGACTGTATTTTTTTTGCGTCCGCTATAAAGTCGGTCGCTTCACCTTCAATCGGAATTTGAATCGGTTCAGTTGTTGGCATTCTTTTCTGCCTCTGCTAGTATTTGAGCCATTGCTGGGTTGCTTTCGGCCCATGCCGCCCAATTTTCAGAGCGTTTACGGGTTCGATATGCGGTGACAATATTCTCCGCTAGGATAAGCCGCCGAAGTTCTCCATAATAAAACTGCTTGCGCCCTGTTATGGCTTCAAGCCCAAAGCGGTCTATTTTCGCAAGCGTATCAATTTCTGGGGAGTAGTGCTGGCCGTCGCTTTCGGCGTATAAATAAGCGTCGGCCTTTACCCGTTTGGGATTTCTGCCTCGCCGCTATAAATCCGCATCAATTCGGAGAAAATAAAATCAACTAATCCGTGAGACGCTTTGCGGGGAGTTGCCGGGAATGTATCAACTGTTGGGAGTTCTGGAAAATCTTTTAGACTCCACTTTGTGACACACCCTAAAACAGCGGGAAGTTTTAGTGCGTCAATTGCGGATGTCCATACCTTGCCATCATTGGACTCAGGCATAGTCAGACCTGCTTCAATCAATTGCACTTGCGGAATAGTGAGGGGGTCGGCAATTTCTACCGACCCTTCCCACCGTCCAGTAATTTGTATTACTTTAGACATCTATCCTAAACTTTCTGGTTATGCAACCGTAATAGCGGAAGTTCCCCATGCCGGGGCAGTACCGCCCGAAATGTGCGCGAGTTTTGCGGAGTAAGTACCAGCCGACGGGTCCATTGTAAAATCGGTAACGATAACAGAGTTATCCCCACCAAACACAGGATCGCCGGTTGCCCAATCGCCCTGTACGCCAAAGTACACGCCAAAGGCTCGCGGGGTAAGTCCGCCATTAAGCGGTTCGAGAACTGTATAAGACCCGGACAAATGAGAGGCTGCACTTTCGCCGCTTGCGCTCGCGGTTGTCGCGGCGGTATTATCAAACGGGCCGGAAATTGTCATGCTGAAAGTAGCCTGTCCAGTAAGGAACGTCTTTACGAGTTCCTGCATAGCGGATACGTCAATCTCATCATACGTAAGACCTACGCTACCCAAAGAACTTACAGGGACATCCCGAAGCGTGCCGCCTGAATCTTCTATCTGAAATTTTGCAAAACGAGGTGAAGTTCTACCAGTTGCCATTTTTTTATTCTCCTAAATATTTAATTTCCACGAACAAACGCAAGCGCAAAGGTTACGGTTGTAGCCGTACCTAGCGCAATTTGCCAGCGTACATATCTTTTGACTGTTGCCGTTTTTGCCAGTGATACGATTCTGGCCTGCGGCGTGCTAAAGTTTACAGAGCCGGAAGAAAGCAAGTCAGCAAAAGACCCATCACTATTTGTAGAGGCGTCCTGTACTTTTATACTAGCCGTTCCATCCCCACTAAAGACTTGATACATCATGTACCCGCCTTTGGTGGTCTGCGCTGTTTGGTCAAGTCCTGTCGCAGTATTGGCGGCGGTTCTTGCGGCTTTCGCATGTAACAAAGTTCCCCACGGCCTAGCATAAGCGGTGTTCCCTGCGCCGTCGGTTGTGTTACCAAAGGGGATGGAAGCATAAACGGGATTGTTATCAGGTTCGCCGTAGTATCCCAACTGTGTAAACTTTCCGCAGAATACAGGGTCATTATTTACGGGGGCGGTCTGAATCCCGCACGCTAACATGACATTGCGAGTCGTTCCCGCGCCATTCATAACAACGTGTAACCCGCTGGTGGCTGTGTTATCGAATAACCCGTTCAGCGTTCCCATTGATACGGAAGCATTACCGGGAAGGGTAGCCTTTACCGTAAGCGTGACCGCATCGTCTGTCCCTTCGTCGAACGTACAAGCCAACGGCCCAAAGGAGCGGGTATAGCCTGAGAGGTCGTAACCGTCCACATACGCCCGCCAATTTCTTAATACTGTTCTACCAGTCGCCATGTTTCACCTTTCGCTTTGGTTCTATAACTTCATCTTCCGCGAGGATTGCCTTATCATCTTCAATCAGTTGTTGCGCTTTTTCGTCTGTCACGTCATAGACTAATCCGGCCTCATATCTTTCTGTAGTGCATGTGATTTTTACTTTCATTAGTTTTGTTGCTCCGAAATACTTACGGCAAAGTCAGCACCAAAATAATTATTTCCAGCTGGGTCGGCTTTGGGGCCTATACTGACATCGCCAATCTTCATTTCAATTCGCCCGGAGTATGGCGCGGGCGTGGATATAATCGCATTAATAATCAATATCAATTTATCCACTAACGCCGAATAACTTGCAGGGAATGCGCTAATGTCACCAACTGCCACGCCTAAGAATCTATAATTAAGAGTATAGGTTATCGTCATTGGTGCGTCCGCGTTTTGTAACATCGCGTCCCACGTCATACCAAAACCAGTAACCCACGCTTCGGGATTAGGAAATAAAACGTTAGGCTTAGAAATCCAACTACCTGACATTTCGTTTTTGTCTTTTACCGTCACCCCTGCAATTGAAATGTTAGAGATTGCATCGGCTATATTCGCAAGGTTTAGGGATACTGTCATTATGTGTACTCCCTGTATAACTGAATAACCTTTTGGGCGAATGCCGGGACATCTTGCGGGCGAATAACAACTCCCGAAGCGGTTACGGTAACATTCCCGCTGGAACTCTGCCCGCTGCGCGTGCTATTCAACCCCTGCGCTATTGATAAAACTGCCTCTTTTACATCTTTAGGGACAATAGGCCACCCAAACTTGCCGATAATCTGGACGCCGTTTCTATATGACGGAAAGAAAGAATTTGACCTCATGGGGTTTATTTCAATCGAGGTATAAGGCTGCCCGTCCAGTGAGGCGTTAGCGGGGAGTAAGTCGTATTCCGTAGACGCTAAAGCGGAATAGGAACGAAGCCCGGAATAGTCAACGGATAAAGATGTTATCTCGGTGAGCGGGTCAATTTCCAAACATCGCGGTTCGTCCCGTTCTGGTGTGTAGTATCGGGTCTCATCCAGAGTAGTATAAAAAAACCTGCGCCCTGTCTCACGGTCAAAGTATCGGGAGGCGGCTTCAATAAGAATCTCAATCACGCTATCATCGCTTGTGTCAGTGCCGACCGCGCCATCTAATCCCCTTACCGCGATCCACGCTTTATACTCTGCGAGAGTCGCGTAACTGTTTTCGAGTCCTAACCCTGCTGTTGTGTTTGCGCTGGTGGGGGCGGCTGTCAGTCCTGTACAAGTTCCATTGTCAATTGCTATGTTCAGCGTTGTGTCATTGGCGGCGGCTACATGGGCGGTTAGTACAATGTCCGCGCCCGTCCCACTGATTGCAAAATACGCCGTTATGTCAGCGTCAAAGGCTAAGGCAGTACGGATAAGCCCCGCAACCATGGAGGCAGTATCGCCGCTCGTTACTGCCACGGATAAAGTTTTAGTCACATAAGCGGAAGTAACGGTGACGGACGCATTACCCGTTCCTGTTATCGTTCCTGTTACTGTTGCGGTCTCTACTTGTTTGATACTCATGTGTTAATCCAATCTTCCCAATTTCCACGGGGTAGGACATCTTCGGGGACGTAGGTGTCGCGGCTTATATTCAGGAAGCGGGCAGGTAAAGCGTTGCTGAAAAACTTGTAGCCCACTTCCTCAAACTCGAAATCATTTTCAGGCTCGCCGCTATCGTGGCCCCAAAATAAATCTTTACGTGTTCCCGGCTTGTGCTGAAATCCAATACACAATAAAGTTGTAAATCCCATCCATACTGCAATCTGGAAAGCGGCGTCCATAATTCGGTAGTAAGTAATCCCGTATTTGGTAAGGGCTTCCTTTTGAGTAGGTGACTGCCCGCCGATTACATACTGAGAGCCGGGGCGATGTTCAAATCTGTAAATGTTCTCGCCTTTCAAATCGTCCCAATCAGGAGAGGGAAAAAACTTTGGAACATCTCTGTACTTTTCTACAACTGCCGCGCCATCTTCCAGTTTTAGCCGCTCGTCTACCCCGATATAGTAAGTGGGCTTCCATCCTTCGTAGTGGTAAATTGTGTTCACTCCGAATGATGGATAATTGAACAAGCTGGGGGGAGTCAATTCTAAGTTTGGCCCCACCCCAACGATTAAGCATGTCTCGCCTTTGTGCTTGTTATAGAACTGCGAGACATTATTCATAGTAGACGATAACGCTTCCCGTCGCTGCATTTCCACCAGAGGCGATAACTACCTTAATGCGCCCGTTCAAAATCGGCTCTGTTCTGTCACCGCCCGCCGTACCTGTCAGGGCTGCGCCGTCGGCTACTGCGTGAACCAAGTCACGCGGATAGAACCATGTATTCGATGTTCCAGCGGTGGCCTTTGTAAGTAGAGGCTTGTTAGCGTCGCCCTCACAAGTTACTGTGAGAGTTGCGCCGGTGGCAATCGTTCCGGGAATATACAAAATACAGCACAACTCTCCCAAAACAGCGGGATTATTTTGTACCGTTGCATCGCCGGACGCATCAGTCGTAATGTTGAATCTTTGGCGTTTCATCATTTGCGCCTCTTGTATTCTTTCACTTCGGCAGGCGTTTCTTCTGGTGCTTCAACCTTTACCGGTTCTGGGATTTCCTGCGCTTTCCCATTTTCCACCAGCCATTTACCAAGAACATCATCAACGTTCACTTCATCGCCTTGGATAAGTGTCCGCCTTGCGTCTTGGTAGTGTTCAAGCATTTTTACTTTCATAACTACGCCAGCGTTACGTTCGTATTCGCCACAACGTACCAAATACCGTTATAGGCTTCCACCGTGAAAGTATTTGCAATTGCCGCGCCAAAAGTGCCAACGTCGGAGGCGGTTGAGCCGTTATTAAATCCGGGGCTGGTATTGGTTACGGTATGAGCGGCGGCGGTAGTTGAAAGAAAGCGAATCTGCAAACCATCATGCCCGCCTGCTTCGGGCTTTCCGGCAGTAGGGGCGGGAAGGATAATCGCGCAAGCTGTCCCCTTGGTGATAATAACTTCGTCGGGGAAGTCTTTTAGCGCAAGACTAATCGTAGCGTCGGCAGATGCAATATATTGACGGCGGGGCAAGTCTGCCATGCGAGAGTGCCGCGCTCTAAGTACATAAGTTCGTCCGGGCATTTTATTTTCCTTTGCCTCGCCCCTACCGTTTGGCGTGAACTACGTTACATGGTAGGGGGTCAGGCTGTCATATCGGAAGGGCTATTACACGCCCACGTTGTAGGTGATCGCCGAAGCCTCAGTATCGCGGTAGGTCATGCCCCAACGTACAAGGGCGACGATTTCCCACGAGTCAGCGTTAGCGATGCGGGTTGTTTCGAGGGTCATGCGGCGTTTGAAGGCCTGCTTCCACTGGTCGAAGCGAACCGCAAGGATTGAACCGGATACGTTATTTGCGACCGTACCAGTAGCGACCTTACCAGCCGTATTCGCAAGGCGGGCGGTGCTGTTGCGGTGCATCTGGAAAGCGGGCAGAATGTTATAGCCGTAAGCGCGAGTCAAGAAGCCGTTTTCAACGGTGGCGGCAGAGTTGACATCTTTGGTCTTGACTTCGGGCAACTTCATATTCGCCCAATAGGTGTTCATATCAACCAAGAATGACACGTTGCGCGGGTCAGCACCATTCAAACCGGCAGTACCCATCAGCTTCAAAGTGTCGATGTAATCTTCGATCTGGAATGAGGCGGAAGCCGAGCGGCTGTTAGCGGTGTTGGTAACGAGTGCCAACTTGCGGAAGCCGTCCTGCAAAAGGTAGACCGTACCAGCGGAAGGCGTGCCGTCAATGCTGTTGATATTCTTGTTGGCGGAGGTTTCAACGTCGCCGTCAATCATCAGGTGTTCGAGAATTTCCGCGCCCGAAATGGTCAACTGCTGGCGGAGTTGCGGAACAAAGTTGATAAGAGAATCTTCGGTCATTTCCTGTGTGTACAGGACACGCGCTCCGAGTTTCGAGAGGGTCAGTTGCTTGTTAGCGGTCGCCATCTGCGAAGCGGTGACAGTGGCGGCGGGGACTTTCAAAGTCGCATCACTGGCGGTTGCTTCGCTCACGCCGTACCAAGTCGGGTCAGTGGATTCGAGGGGAACGTAAATGCTCGAATAACCATCGGGGACAACCTGAGAAGGAATCTTGTCAAACACCACATTAGTGGCGCGGATCGCTTCCCAAATCTGATTACTGTAAGCAGTACCAACCCAATCAGAACCAATGGTAGAACCGCCGGTGTACATCGGGTCGGTGGCAGCTTTTACAGCATTTCCAACGGCTTCGGTAGTGGGGTCAATACCAGTCGCGGCCTTGAATGAGCCTTTCACGTAAGCTACGCCCTTGCGGGATTCTTCGGTGTTGTTGTCTTTCAGTTCGGCAACCTTGAAGGAAAGAGCCTTCATTGCGCCCGCTGAAATGTTCTTACCAGCCGACTGCAAAGTTTCAATAAGCAGGGAGGTGTCACCAGCATCGAGCGAGTCATATTTCCAAGTATCACTAAACTTGGACTGGTAGGGGGCTTGCCCTTCAAACGGAAGGCGGCGGCTCTTGGCCTGCTCCGCTTTCACGGCAGCTTCAACGGCCTCGCGCTTTTCGCGTTCGATACGGTCGGCGGCTTCTTTCTCTGCCTTATCGTTTTGTTCGGCGGCACTTTGCAGGGCTTCAAGTTTCAGAGCCTGCTTGTTGAGGCCGTCCAGTTTTTCCACCTGTTCATCTGACAGGCTGTCACCCAAAGCAACAAGGCTCTTAATGTCCTTGCGTACTTGGGCGAGTTTGTCACTAAGTTCGTTCATGTTATTTGCTCCTAATAAGTTTTTTAGATTGTTCAATAACCCGCGCACGCTTCGCCGCCTGTTTGGCCTCTGGTAAAACGCCGTCGGTAATCTCAGGGAATTGGTAGCCCGCTTCCCTGTAAATTGCTTTCATTGCCGGAAGTGCAATCGCTGAGTGGTTAGCGGGTGAGAAGTTGCCGTTCCCCATTTCCCATAAACTAAATCCCGCCAGCGGCCATACTGCAATTCGTCCCGGCCTGTTCTTTTCGTAGGGTATCAGCTTCCCGCCTACATCCAGCCGCGCTAAGTGCGCGATGGAGTCGGAAGACACCGCAACCATTCCGCGCCATGCGGCATCCATAATGTCTTTTGCCTGCTTCAATGCCTTATTCAAAATTACCTTGATATACCAGCCGTCTGCCCGCTTTTCCAAACTCCCCGGTACGGAATCCCCAACGATGACGGGCTTATTGTCAATGCCTTTCGCTCCCTGCTTTACGCCGTGCTGATAAATAACCAGTGGGGTGGTAAATGCGTTTTGCATAATGTCGGTATTCGCGTCGAACCATTGCCCGTCTGAATCTTTGGTAAACGGTAATACTCTTACATCCAATTCCCAATCGCCAACCGCTTTGACTGCTAAAACTTTGAGGTACTTTGCGGCATCCTCGAAAATAAATCCAGCTTTCCCCGCTAGACTGGCGGCGTCTGCTTTTCCCTCTACAACTGCGGCGTAGCAAATACCATAAGCGGCCTGCTCGTCGTTTCCGTCCGCCATGACTTTTTCTTTGCATCTGTCGAACTTGTCTTTTAGTTCGGGTGGTACATTATTCGGCATGTCCTACTCCTAGTAAAACTAGACAACAAAAAAACGGCGTGTCAATTCCTAGTTATCTAGGAACTAACACGCCGCCTACTGGCCTTTGTGCGTTTTGCCTACATTATCCCTTTGCCGTTATCGCGTCACCTGCGCCTCTGGCTATCTGATAAGTAAACTATATTGTGCTTTCTTTTATCACGGTTTCAAGAATAGCGCAAGGTTACTTTTTAGATTTTAGAAAACTATTAACCGCAAAGTTAGCGGCTTTTATAGCTCCTGCCATGTTCTTACTAATAACCGCTGAAACTTTCTTCCATCCAACCTTTGCGGGTTGCCTCGCCTGTCCGTAATCATCGCGGGTATAGTATGCGCCGGGGGTGGGGTTGATAAGTCTAAAGTTATACCCTTTGTTTGTTTCTGCTGGTTTATACGTCCACGCTTCCGCGCTCTTTCCTGTTCTATGGTCTCCTATCATGTCCGGCCCGCCATTAGCCCAAAACCAGCGGCGTTGTTTCTCGGTAAAGAATGTAGTGCCGTATGCCGATTTCCTTGTAACGTATTTATAAGGTTCAGGGTGTCTTAATCCGCTCTGCGAGTCACCTATAAACCATTCTGACATTGCTTGTAAGGCGACCCGCGTAACTCCGCGAGGGAGTTCTTTTAGATACTTCTGGACTTTTTCTACTCCACGTATTTTGAAGTTTACGTTCATTTCACAATAGCCTTGATTCTGTTGTATGCGTTTCGGCTGCGCTTCTTGTCGGTGGCTACCCGTGAACAGTCACAACGCCAACCGCCGCAGGTCAAATTATCATTTGGCGGGTTCTTTGGGTAGACTCCCAACTCGTCCCACTCACTAGCAAAAGCTACGATACCATTCAGCGCGTTACATTCCGGGCAGTGCTGCTCGGTCTCTCCAAGTACCCACATTTCACGCCCGCCATTTTGTAAGGTAATGAGGCTGGTTGCGTTCTCATAAGCGGTGTTCCATTGGTTCGCCCATAATTCAGCGCGTGACAATAACGGGTCAATGGGAGAGCCGTCAGAGCGGGCGGCCATAATATCTTTGAAGTATTGATATGCAAAACTTGAATCGGTCTGGTCTGCTATTGCTTGTAATAGGGGTTCTTCCAGATAGTCAGGGAGAGCGGCAGAGGTATTATCTGCGTTCATGCCCTCATCTATCCATGCCGTATTATAGGCGTTTCGTAACTGCCCGCCGATAATGGAGGACATGCGGTCGGTAAAATCTACTGTGCTTACGTTGCCCCTGTACGTATTCTTTACGAGTGACTGTATCTTGGATAGCATATCGTCATAAGACTTGTAAGCGTAAAACTTTACGGAAGCATAATAAAAACTTCTCGCCTTACCGCTAAGAAACGGCAGAATTTGCGGGGTAAACTTTAGCGCGTCCCGAATAAATTTGTATCTCATCCCATCGCCTTATTGATTGCCTCTGCCAGTAACATAATCTCGCTTTTTACGTTCACAGAAAAGACGTTCCTCACATCGGCCTCTGTCTTACATGCTGGTAAAGCGGCTTCGATTTTCTCCCGCATGTCAGAGGGAATAACGTCACTGTCAAACGGTACAGCCTGCCCGATTCTCTTTAGTGCCTTGCGTTGCCAGCGGGCGAGGTCGGCCTTTACCGGCGTCTGTGCGTCTGCGTTATTAGGTTGCGTGTCCGGCGGTTGCGCCATCATGTTATCGGGCTGTGCGTTATTGACCGGGTTTACTACTTCCTGCTTTTGCCCGCTGGATTGTGACACCTGAGACAATAACAAATCGTCGCGCTCGTCCCCTAACGGGTCATCGCCATAGATTTCTTCCCTAACCTCTTTTACAGTGTGGGTACGCTCAAAGGCTTCTTGCTCCCTGAGTTTTGAGTCAATATCAGCCACCCGAATATCATCAAAGCGGCCAATTAGAGGGCGTCCGGGATAGCGCGGAAGCAGAGCGGTGGAGATTTTCTCGCCCATCATGGTAAGCATCGGGTAGACGGTTAGTTCGTTGAATGACGCACGGCCTACAACACTATTGGCCTGCGTCGCGTTTTCGGATAACATCGTAAAACTTCCGGGGGCAATGGTTGTCATTATTTCTTCTTTGTTCAGCTTGCGCCCTTGGATAAATTCCATTTCGCGTTGGGATACCGAATTTTGTAACCACTGTACGCCGCCTTGACCAACGCCTCGAAGCATAAGCATTTCACGCTTACGACTGGCTTCTCTGGTGTCCTCTTTTATTTTCTCCCATGACGGTTCGGCTATCATCTGCTCGAATGTCATCACAGAGGGCAGGCGTCCGTTATTGTTTGCAAATAATGTAGTATTGTATTTCTGCATCCCAATATCGCCAGCGGCTACAAGTGCAATAGACTCAATCGCAGAAAGACCCACGAAGCGGGACATCGGATTGAATCGCTTGAAGTGGACAATCTGGTGCGGCTCTAGGAAGATTTCCATGCCGTTGCCGGGATAATACATATAGCCCCGTAAATACATCTGCTTGTCAGGGACGGGGATAATCATACTGGAAGGGATAAACCATAGTTCTTCCGGCGGGGAGTTCTTATCGGGAGCGTTTACCCACCAGTAAGCATTACCAGTCAACTTATAAAATGCGGTTGTGGCATAAAGGAACTCATACCGCGAGTCTAATTCATTAGGGTTATTGATAAGTAATTCTAAAGGATGGTTCGGGATGTCCTTCGGCTCTTTGCCTGAGATTATCCGCGCTACACTAAACGGGGTCAATGCTCCCGCCGACGCTGTAATATCAACAGCCAACAGCACCCATGATAAAGTGCGGTATAGGTCTGCTTGATTGCCATACACCGACGGGTCGGGGAGGGTGTAACTCTCTGCGTCCGCTGTTTGTAGTTGCCAGTTCTCCCACTCCTTGCGGCTTGCTTTTAGTGCCGTGATTTCAGCGGTCAATTTTTCGATGTCTTTTTTGCTAGGAAATCCGAATATACCCATTTATCACCTCAAATATAATCAATGACTTTGGACGGGTCTACTCCGCCCATTAACGCTGTAATGGCCCACACTTTTGCGTCTAATCTGTTTGGGCTTGCATCCCCTGGCATCCATAAGCACAATTCATCTTCGAGCGCGGGGAATGACCCGACGTGGTGGTCTCTGCCCTGCTCGCTAATCGCGGCTACTGGCTCGG